GATACATCATACGGAAATCATTTATCGGTAGATGATACAATATTAATACACCGAAAAAAAGAATCAAATACGTTATATACAATCAATGCGTTGAATATGTTAATCAGAGAATCAAACAATGGTAGGCTGGATAAGTCTTTTATTATTGATTGGTCTAAATATTCCAATTCAATGGTACTTACAAAAATGGATTCAACTAGAATCATAAAAACAGAAATATTCAAAGTAATAAAACTTTCTTCAAATTAATTAGGATATTACAAATAAATGTCGTATCTTTGTGTATCAACAAAAATATAATTATGCAGAGAAGTGATGTTTACAAAGTAATTGATACTGAACGTGAGTATCAAGATTCCGAAACAGAAAACACAGAAAGAGTTGATATAGTTGACGAATTTGATATGGCACATACGTTGTTATGTATTGATAAATTCTTAGAATCAGCTAAACAAAAATGGTATAAAGATAATCCAAAAAACAATTACAACGATGTAACACCTTATCTTAGAATGATAAGTGCGGTGTGTGTTAAAATGGGTGAAAAATACGGTATGCCAACCCGAAGATATTACAAATATTAATCATGTAAAACACGTGATTTTTACAAAAAAATGATATTTATATATAGATATCTCGTGTAGGAGAGACACGTAAATAAAACCATAAATTATAAACACAATTAATAACACTTAAACAAAAACAATTATGGCACTAGACATTAATGCTGTCAGAGGTAGACTGAACAAACTACAAAGTTCTCAAAGAAAATCTGACTTATTATGGAAACCAACTCCTGGAAAACACCAAGTTAGAATAGTACCTTACAAATTCGATGTGGACAATCCATTCATCGAACTTTATTTTCACTACAACATTAACAACAAAACTTATCTTTCACCTCAATCATTTGGAAGACCAGACCCTATTGTAGAGTTTGCTGACAAATTGAAAAGAATGGGTGATAAAGATGATTGGAAAACTGCAAAATCAATGGAGCCAAAACTTCGTACTTTTGTACCTGTTATCGTTCGTGGTAAAGAAAATGAAGGAGTTCAATTCTGGGGATTCGGTAAAACTGTATATCAAGAAATTCTTGGTTATATAGCCGATCCAGATTACGGTGATATCACCGATCCAGTAAATGGTAGAGATTTAACGATTGACTACAAATCTGCCGAGGAAGCGGGTACATCGTATCCAACAACCACACTTCGTGTAAAACCAAAAGAAACACCGTTAACAGCGGATGCACAAGAGGTGACTAAATTTTTAGAGGTTCAAACCGAAATTACTGATTTATATTCAGAGTTATCATACGATGAATTAAAAACAATTCTTGAGGGTTGGTTGAATCCAAGTGATTCAGAAGCACCAGCAACTACTAATTATTCAAATTCAATTCCAACGGCTCCGGCCAAAGAAACAACACCAGCCCCACAAGCTAATACACCTGCACCTGCTGCACCAAAAACATCAACTGATGTAGGTGCTGCTTTTGATGAATTATTCAAGAAGAAATAATCATCAAATATGGCAAAGAAAAAAGCGAGTGTCGAGTTGATAGATATCCTTGCGGATACTCTAAATAAACAGGCGAAAACACAACAAGTAGCATTTTTCTTGGACTCAGACGGGAACGTTCCTACGAACGTTTCCGATTGGGTTTCATTTGGAAGTGCTATGTTAGATGTAGCTGTTTCTAATAGGGCATATGGTGGTGCACCTGTTGGTAGAATCATAGAAATTACGGGATTAGAACAAAGTGGGAAATCACTACTAGCAAATCATCTTTTAGCTGAAACACAGAAAAAGGATGGGGTTGCTGTATTAATTGATACAGAAAACGCAGTAAGTACTGATTTTTTAAGTGCAATTGGTGTAGATGTATCTAAACTATTGTACGTAGCAGCTGATTCAGTTGAACAATGTTTTGAAATGACCGAAACTATAATCGAAAAGGTTAGACAAGCTGACCGTGACCGATTAGTAACAATAGTAGTGGATTCGGTAGCAGCCGCATCAACCACAGTTGAGATAGCATCTGAACATGGTAAAGATGGATATGCAACTGATAAGGCTATTATTATCTCCAAAGCTATGAGGAAGATTACCAATTTGATTGGTAGACAAAAAGTACTCATAATATACACTAACCAACTCCGTGTGAAAATGAATGCGATGTTCGGGGACCCATGGTGTGTTGACCCATTGAGTACAGAGGTTGAAATAGAATATGATGAAAATTCGGAATTTTATTCTGAATATCACACTAAATTATTACAAATAATTAATAACAATTCATAATATGAAACAAAAAGTAACATTAGGACAATTATCTCAATTGTTTGACATGAAACTTGATACACCTGAGGTATTGGATACCACCGGATTGGGATTGAAAGTACAATCCATGTCCAGTGATGGTGACATTGAGTATAAGGAGGTTCAAGAGTTTCTAGTAAAACAGAAAGTGAATGAATATTATTCACTTGGGAAATTAAAGGGCACAGGAAATCACAGAGTTAAATTAAATGATGTGTATGTAAACTTACGTGATCACCCGGAATCGATGAAAATAAATGGTAGTATGGATGTGGTAGACATATCAGTTGCTGATAATGAGAATTATATAGCAAATGGCCAGGTGAATCACAATACTACAAGTGGAGGTTGGTTAACCGCTTAGCTTCCACTATAAAAAACTCGGTGAATTGCTGGAACATCCTTAGAGGATTTTATACTACAACATAATTGGTAACGATAAGTGTGAAAGTTAAAAAAATAAAATCATTGGAAAATCAGCAGCCAAGTACCTTAGTGATGAGGTAAAGGTTCAGAGACTAGTAAGATTAATCTTTTTAAAAAATATATACAAATTGGGTAAGAATTTTCCTTTTCATTATATTTATAAGTACATAAAAGAAGAAATTGCCATGAGTGCCGAGTATCAAAATAATAAATTAATAAAATGTGAAGTATGTGGATTGATGTATAAATCTATAACTAATACACATTTGAAGAATAAACACAATTTAACAACAACTGAATATAAACGATTATTCCCAGATACACTAATGATATCAGCTGAACATTTAGCTAAATTAGGTGAATGGGTATATTCTGATAAAAATAAAAAACATTGGCTGAACCAACAAAGAATTCAAAGTAACTCCGAAAAACGAAAAACATCTGTTAGACTAGCAACACAATGTGATGAATATAAACAGAAACAAAGTGAGGTGATGAAGAAGTATGTTGGTGAACATCCGGAAAGTATAATGTGGCAATCTATTAAAGGAAGTGATCACCATCATTATAAGAAGTCTAATTGGCAACGATGGTCGGATAAATATGGTGAAGATATTGCAGATGAAAAACTCACCGATTGGAAACGAAAGAATAAAATACCAAACGGATCACGTAATACTAAAATAGAATTAAAGGTTAACGATATTTTAAATAAAAATAATATAGAATATGTTCATCAATATGATAAAATAAGTTCATTCTATGTAGATTTTTATTTACCAATGTTTAATTTAGTATTGGAAGTTGACGGTGATTACTGGCATGCAAATCCAAAACGATATAGAATGGATGAATTAATTAAATATCCTGGTAATCGAATTGTAACTGCTGAATCGGTGTGGAATCGTGATAAGATACGAGCTGATAAAATTCGGGAATGTGGGTATAATGTTGTTAGAATATTTGGAAGTGATATAACTGAGAATAATGTGTTAAATTTAATTAATAATTTTGATAAAGATATAGTCCGAACTCATGGGAAACCATGAGAAGTGTAGATAAAGAGCTACATGATAACAAATTGAAAGCAATTGCATTTCACGCATCGGTACGATTACGTATGAAGAATATGGGACAAATCAAAGATGCAACAACCAAAGAGGTTATTGGTATCAAAGTTCGTGTTCAAGTAATTAAAAATCGTATAGGGCCGCCATTACGTTCGGTTGATATGGAAATCTATTTCGATAGAGGTATTGATAACTACGGTTCTTGGTTAAAAGTAATGAAGGAAAATAATTTGATAAAAGTAGGCGGATCTTGGTATTCATACACGGATACAGAAACCGGTGAAATACACAAATTCCAATCCAAAGAATTCATTCAGTTACTAAAAGATAATCCAACATTAGAGGATCAAATGTATAATCATATATGTGAATCCACTATTAAAAAGTACGTAAGTAGTCCTGATGTTATTGATGAGACTAATATCGAAATTGATACTCATGGTGCTGGTATGGATGATTAATTAATTAATATGTTATGAAGAAAATTTATGAAACCATTCTAGGGTTAGTCAATGACAACGCCCAAGAAATAAATAGTAGACATAAGAATTCAAGGGTATTGATTGTTGATGGCACAAATACGTTCATTAGGTGTTGGTCATCTGTACCAACAATGAACGATGATGGTGAACATATCGCTGGTATTACTAGTGTGTTGAAATCCATTGGATTTGCTATTAAACAAACAAAACCTACTAGGGTTATTGTAGTTTTCGATGGTAAGGGTGGTGCACGAACACGACAAAAAGTGTTTAAAGGATATAAAGCCAATCGTGGTAAAAATAAACTACGTGTAAATAGGCAGTATGCAGATATGTTAACGAAAGAGGACGAACGTGAATCAATGAAACGTCAGTACAAATGGTTAGCAGACACATTAGATGTATTACCAGTTACAACCATGATTTATGATGGTGTGGAAGCTGATGACGTAATGGGTTATATTGCATCACAACTTGTAAAGGAAGATGAACAAGCGGTGGTAATGTCAACTGATAAGGATTTTTTACAACTTGTTAGTGATACTACTATCGTTTGGTCACCGACCAAGAAAAAGATATATAATACCGAATCACTAAAAGAAGAATTCGGTATAGAATCAAAAAATATCCTATTATATAGGACACTTGATGGTGATGATTCAGATGAAATACCTGGAATAAAGGGTTTAGGTATTAAAACATTACTAAAACGAATTCCTGAATTTACTGGAGATGTTAAATTATCTATGGATGATTTATTCAGATTATGTGAGGAAAAACAAGTAGAGAAAAAACCTATTAAACTATATAATGATATATTGAGTGCAAGACCTCAACTTGAAATGAATGAAAGACTCATGCAATTATACGATCCAGAGATAAGCGGTACTATAAAAATGAACATTTTATCTCAATACGATGAACATATTAATCCATTGAATAAATTGGATTTTATGAAAGTTTGTATGAAGTACAAAATTATTGACACATTTGGTAATATGAGTGATTGGTTAAACCAAACATTCGGAACTATGATAACAGATAGATAATGGATAACACACAAGATACATTACAAAAGTATGGCACTAGTTTTCAATCGAAAATTATAAGTGCTCTATTGACCGATGCTAAATTTCTTGGTGAACTAGATGGTATTCTTTTATCTAAATTCTTTGAATCAGATGCAAATAAATGGATAGTTGATTCTATAATTGACTATTATGATATATTCAAGACATCACCAACACTAGATGTATTTAAGGTGAAAGTTTCTAAATTAGAAAATGAGGTATTGAGTACGGTGATTATCACCCAACTCAAACACATTTATACAGAAATAGACACAGTTGATGTTGAGTATGTAAAATCAGAATTCAAATCATTTTGTATAAATCAAAATCTTAAAGAGGTTATACTACAATCGGTTGACTTACTCAAACTAGGTAATTATGATAAAATTAAAGACTTAGTAGATGAAGCCATAAAAGTTGGTGCAGAGAATAATTTGGGTTTGGATTACATAACGGATTACGTATTACGTATGACAGAAGCTAATCGTAAAACCGTAGAAACACCGTGGGATGTTATCACCGATTTAATGGATGGTGGTTTATCTGGTGGTGAACTTGCAGTTGTGGTTGCACCAAGTGGTGTAGGTAAAACATGGATTCTAACCG